TATAAACAGATCAAAATTCTTTTGATCTGAATCCATCCAATATAACGAATTCAATAGTTATATCAAATGAATTGGGATATTCGGGATCTCTAAATTTTCTCAAGATTTCTGTAGTTAAATTTAACTGCAGAGTGTCAAAAGAACGATCATGATCTTTAAAAGTCAATAATCGATCAATTAACATAGTCCTGTGAAAATAAGAGTCTAAACCGTAGATATGATCTACATGTTCCTCATTAGATAAACGTAATGGATTCCCTCTAAGGAGAGAAACCAAAATGTTTCCTAAATAAGTTGCATTTAGACCTTCTACGTGCCGTGACAGTGCAGAATATGTACCTTTTCTAAGAGGAGAAAAGCTAATAAGAGCTCTTAAGAGTTCTTGATAACTAATCTTTTTCGAAGTAAGGAACATAGAAAGTGCTCCAATATAATTAAACATACGATCAGAGATCTGTGTTTTCTTATGTCGAAGTACTTTTTCCATATAAGAAATAGGATTTTTAATATTAATAGTTTTAAGAAGAAATAATAAATTATTAATTCTCCCTAATCTAGTATTATTAGAAATCAGCATTCTTCATGGAATTGCTGATACTGTTTGGCCCTTATAACTTGAGACCTTAGCGAAATCGAAACTACCATTATTGGAAATAACGGATTTACTAAGATTAATAGTAACACCGAAACCTTCCATTAAAAGTAAGTACTTTTTCGCGACTTCTTCATCAAAAATCACAATATCATCTCCAAGAACTTCATAGTTGTTAAATCAGTTATTTAAGTTTCACCTTGTTATAGGGTGAGCCTGTAAATAAGCTAATTGAACAACATAATGATGAGTCAGAGCTAACATCGCTCATGATGATAAAGCTCCCATAGGTTGACCCGTATTATAAAAGAGGGGAATCATTTTATTTGATTCATCTTTAAAATAATAAGGTCTTCCTACAAGAAGGTCTCTTCATAGGTTAGCTAATTCGACTCCTATAATAGGCTCAAGAATAGAAACTTGAAGACTAATAGGTAATCGATCAGTCGCAGCAGATAAATCATACCCAAAAGATTTTCCTGCCAATTTCGCTTTGTCTTTACACCGCAATACTGCGGCATGCTGATCAAAGGTTCCATCATTAGGTAAACTTTTGAGAAATGCAAAGAGCATTTTATGCAACGGATTCAGCATAGATTGTGTCCATACATCCACCATCGCAAATACCCTTATTTTCCCTGCTGGTTCTAATTTCTGAGCTAATCTCCCTAACATCTTAAATTCTAAAGGTCCATATAATGGATTCTTAGAATAAAGACGTCATTGAGAACGTAACTCAGTTAGCCCCATTAGATCCATATATCTATCCATTTTCGCAAATAACTCACTGTGATAACGTTTAATATACATAGGTATATCAAACATCTCACATCAAGAAACTTTACTTGATGGCGAAGATGTTTCCAATGGCAATAGCGCGTATTTTCTGTTTAGTATTTTTTTATCAAATTTTGCTGAGAACTTCAGGCTTATGGCCCCAAGTTGTTCAGATCCATTTTTTAAAAAAGATACGTTCGCAGAACATACATCGGTTATCGTGTTTAATTTTAATTTTCCAGGAATACTAATAATACGATAAAGTGAATATAATGATATTCAAAATCTAATAATATTAGCATCTCCTCTACGTATAGCTTTTCGATCTTCTATTGGTATAAACCTAGGAAGACCGTTGGCTAAACGTGGAAAAGGTAAATTATCCAACTCCCTCAGTGATGAGAGAGGATAACCGGCTATGAACTTTTGAATAGCTAAGGTAGAGTGTTTTAGGTATTTAACCGTGTATTCTTGTCCATGACGTTTTGTCACAGAAAGAATATAAGTGCTAAATATCTTTAAGACTTTAAGTCTATGAGTGATCTTCCTTATTTTCGGAAAACACATGAAGATAAATCTTCATCCGTGCGATCGAAATAAGGCTGATAATTCGTGTGAATTACCTAGCGATATCATAGGTTCTGAGACGAAGTAATCTCTAAATGCCTTGATAATACTAATAAATTTAGTGTTTTTCATGGTTTTAAAATTTAAAGATTGCTTGGTACCGTTTTAAACGGGCTCTTTGGTCGACTCTTCAGGTTCCCGTCTGACTGGTATAAACCCCAGTTGGTTGGAGAATTTGGAAAGGAGAACAAAGACTCAGGCTATTTC